CTCAAGGTTCACGCGCACGTCGGTGATCCGGTAGGTGCTTTGCAGATCGGGATTCGACAGCGGGGAATTGACATCGAAGAACAACCATGCCTGGGTGGTAATCGACGCGGTGTCATCGGCCACGCCGACGGATTCGCCTATGATGTTATTCGCGTCGGTGATGTCGGCTATGTTCGTCTGCTGGAAGCGGAACCCCTTGAGGCGAACCACGGATGAACGTTCGTCCCACCACAGCAGGACGTTCAGCTTCGTAATTTCTGCCAGCATGTCTTTGACAGACATGGGACCGGTTAGCAATGTATGGAAGTTGAGGCACTGAAACCCGTTGTCGATTTCCGCCTGCCATTCGGCAAGCGGCAGGAACGCGGCGTCGATCCCCGCAACCGTGTTCAGCAGGAAGTAGACGATATCGTAGACCATCCCATCCAGAACCCAGCACGGTTGAACGGACGCCTCGGCGTCGTGCGTGGTGGCGACGTTCAGCGAGAAGTCGTACCAGAGCGGCATGCTGGCGCGCGTCACAGTCAGGCTCGGCGTCGTGGTGCCGTGGCCGGTGATCGCCGACGCCAGCATGATTTCATCTTCCACGCGGATGTAGCGACCGCCCGCCGTCCACCAATCGCTGATCTGCAATTGCGCGTCGGTGATCGGCACCGACAGAACAAGCGCATTGATGTTGCTCCGTAGGAGCGCGGTCGACGCCGCCGGCCATTGCGCCTTTTCACCATCGGCGAGCTTGAGCGGATCTTTGCCCTCGATCTGGATTGTGCCGTTGACCCCCGGCCCGCTTACCTTCGTGATGATGTATGTTCGCCGCTTGAAGTTCGCGGGATCGTAGGTGCCATCGTCGTTGAGGTAGCCGGTCAGAACGTCGATCCGCCGATTCTGATAGAACTTGTTGCGGGCGAAGAACCGGCCGAGGAATGAACCGCGCGAATCGGGATCGAACGCGCGCAGCGACAGGTACGGGTCAATCCCCGAATCGGTCCACGGGTGATCCTGTATCGTGACATTGATCGACGAACGGACGCCCAGCCCATTGCCGGGGGTTAGGACCGTCGGCGCCGAACTGATCGCGAGAAGGGTCGGGAACGTCGGCCCATCGCCGGGCGCCTGGATGCCATCGACGCGCGCCGACGCGAAGCGATAAACCTTCGTGGTGGTTGCATAGTTCGCCGGATCCTGGCACGTCCCGCGGGCGTTGTAGCATCGGTCCGCACCGGTAATCCCGATGGCGGCGGTGCATGGCGCCGTCCCATAGGAACGAGTGCAAATGTCTAACCGCAATTCAACGATGTTGATTGCGGTCTTGCCCGGCTGGGATGCTAGGTCGGCGTAGCTCATGGATCAGTCCGTGATCGCGAGCATGGGAAGGTCCACCTTCATGAGCGGCGGCGGTCGATCGTTCGTCGGCGCGCTGATGTCGGATGCCGCGGCGAATGCGACCTCGGCCTGGTGGCCGGTCGGATCCCACCTATACCAGAACGGGAAGCGGCCGGCGTGCTTCGCGAGCGGTTCCCATGTCGACCGCACCCATTCCGGCCGCAGGAATTGCAGGCTGATCGTCCCCTGCTTCTGCGTGCGGCGGATGTTGCTGCCGATGATCGAGCCGTTGACCGCCACCACGTTTTCCCTGATCACGCCCTGGTAGAGCGTGAGCGGGTTCAACCCCGACCATTGACCGGTGGGGAATTGAAGCTTGGCGCCGACCGACAACAGGCGCCAGTTCGACGCGCCGCTGATCGCCAGCCTGATCCATCCATTGAGCGGAACGGTCACTGGTGCGAAGTCGACCCACACCGGCACGCCGGTATCCACGACCGGCACCGCGACGATCGGGGTATAGGTCACATCATCGGCCGACCACGCGAGCGCCATCGTCACCGCGCCGACGCCGCCGGCCGGCGCCCATGCAACCGCGCAGTCGATGAGCGCGGCGGCGGTGCATTGCACCTTGATGTAGGTTGTCCCGGCGGCGGCGGTGAAGATGGAGAAGTCCCGCCAATCCACCGCGTTGATCGGGGCGAACCCATCCACGACCGCGCCGCTGTAGGCGAGCGATGCCCGGTAGCGATAGAACGCCGAATCGTACAGAACCTGCGCGCATGTCATGGTCACTTGCTCACCTGTGCTTTCAGACTCATATTATCGCCGGTTTGCTCGTTGATTGCGGCAATCAGTCCGCGGACCTGGGTGCCTGAGAAGTTGTCGCCGTACAAGGTAACGTTGACGTTGCGCCGTTCCGCCGCCGCCGCCTGCTGCGTGGCCGATGCCGCGCCTGCTCCGCTCGATCCGCCGCCACCGCCACCACTACCGATCCCGCCACTCCCGTTCGGTTGTGCTGCCATAATTTGCTGCGCTCGTACAAGTCCTGCCATCACGGCGGTTGCAGCAAATGCTGCGCCGACCGCCGGGCCACCGAGGGCCGCACCGAACTTCCAACTTGACGCGGCACCGGCTATTGTGTCGATGGTGTTCTGTGCGAGAGCGGCGACCTTGCCGATATTAAACAGCGCCTTGTTCTTGCTTTGCATTAAAACTTGCAGGTTGTCAAGAATACCACCGAGAGCCTGCATCTTCCCCATTGCACCGCTACGCCACAACATCAGCAAGTTATCCAAGTGCTTTTGTTCGTTCAACGCTCTTTGTATGTTAAATTCTTCCTGTCGCGCTGCCTGTATCTCTTCGCTTGCGGATGTGATGAACGCCAATTCGTCGTTGGCATCCTGCGTGGATTTCAGAACGTTGGCGTAGTGTTCGGCCAGCGAAAGGGCGCGGCGATCGTTGCTCTCGATCAGGCTCCCTTCTTCCTCGCTTGCATGTGCGGCATTGATGACCGCGACCGCGGCGTTGCCTTCCTCGACTTTCGCCGCCACGTCTTTGTTGAACTGGTCAACGAACGCGAGGTAGCTGGAGAATGTATCGCCCATGATGCTGCCGGCCGGCATCTGCTGCACCGTGTCGATCGTTTCATTGATCGCCGCGGCGGCATCGGTCTGGAACTTTTCAAGCGCGTAGACGGCATCCTCCAGACCCGTTATCGGTTTCGCCATCGGCGTATTGGCGGCGTTGCGCGCGACGGCGAGCGCGTCGAGCGATTGGTCCAGACCCTTCTTGGCTTCCTCCAGAATCTGACCTGACCCCGAGCGCATCTTGACGGATCCGACGATGAGCGATGCGCCGGCCGACGCGAGCGCATCGCCGCCTTCAACCAGACCTTTGACACCGCTGCGGACCATCATCATACCCATGTCACGCATCATCTCGCCGAACGTTTCGCCGATGGTTGATATAGCGGTGTTGATCTTCTCCACGACCCAGGACATGCCGACGGCGAGAACATTCTTAAATGCTTCGAAGCTGGCGGTTATCCAATCCCACACCTTGCCGAACGCATCGCCGAGTCCTTTCGCCACATAGATGACGTTGTGAATGATCTTAACCATGACCGAACCGAGCGCGGCGAATGAACCGCTCGCGAGGTTCCACATAACCGACACTCCGTGGAACGCGGTGCGGATCAGGCCGACCGCCACCAACACATTGTCGGCCATCTTGCTAAATGTGTTGTTGAATCTTTTGGTGTCGCCGACCCATGCGTTGATGCCGGACGCGAGCCACCCGATCATCGGGCCGAACACCGATGTAATGTTGGTCGACAACGCTTTGAACGCTACGCTCAGGTTTTCGATATATCCTTTCGCGACGTCGATCCTGGCGAAGTCGATCTTCGATGTGACGCGCCCCAATTCCTCGGCTTCCTTTCCCATCTTCGCAATGCCGACGCTGCCAAGTTGAACAACCTGCGTGATATCCCGACCTCCGTCGCCGAATACAGTCATCATGGCACTGGTTCGCCGTCCCTGATCGTCCAGGCGGTTCATCGCGTCGGCCATAACGCCGAACGCTTCCTCGGGTTTCAACCCGGCAAGACCTTTGACGGTCAGGCCAAGGCCGGTCAGGATCTCGACGGCCTGCTCCGATCCAGCCGTTGCATCGCCCAGGAACTTTTCCATCTTCACCAGCGCCAAACCCATCGCCCCGGCCGATGACGCAGTCAGTTCGGCAACGTAGTTCAGTCTCGCCAGCGCATCCACCGTCATGCCGAGCGCCGCCGCCGTCTTGCCGAGCGTTTCGTTCCGTTCGAATGCATCCATCACGGCGGCGAACCCGGCGAATGCCGTTGCCGCCGCCGCGATGGGTGCAACGAACTTCATGGCCGCCGCGCCCACGGCATTGATGCCGGCGCGAATCGGGACCAGTTTCGCCGCCACGTTGTTGCCGAGGCTCTTGGTTGCTACCTGCACCTTATTAAACGCGGACAGCAACCCGCTGACATCGCCAACGATGGGAACGGTGATCGTCGGAAGGTTGCCGGCTGCGCTCATTCTATCCCCATGTTCTGCAGGTGGGCTTCAAGGCCCGCCAGCTTATCGTGGTCGTATGTCCCTCGGCGCCTGCCGCTTCGCTCCGCATCGTAGTTCACGACGGCGAAGCATTCGCGCAGCGTGAACCCCCATGCCTGCGCCAGTTGTTGGCCGTGCTTCGCGACCAGAAGCGCCACGAAGTCCAGCCACACAACCGCCGCGTCTTTTAACTCGTCGCCCCCGCCTGGGGTGCTTTTCCCGCGGCGTCCTCATCGGCCGCGGTCTTGAGGTCGGCTTCCGAGGAAAGCGCGTTCGACAGGAATTGACCGAACACCGGGAGGACGCTGGCGAGTCCGTCGCAGCGGATCGCTTCGCCGACCTCCACGAACGCCGGCGGGCGCCGGCTTCCGTCCGACCATCCACCCTTGATGCCGGCCCATATGGCGGCGGCGATCACGCGGAACCCGGCCGCACGTCCCTTCGACATATCATGCATGACATCATAGGCGGTGGTCTGCGCTTTGTCTTCGAACTCAACGAGTGCTTCGAACGTCGGGCGCAGCGTGTAGTGGATACCACACAGGATCAGATCGACCTCGCCCTTGTGCTTGTTTGCCATGATTCCTCCTTGTTGGAATTGGCGGTGGACCCGCCCCGGTTAAGGGGCGGGCTGGATGAACGGATCAGGGCGCCGGGGTGTAGACAACAGCGCCGGCGCTGGAAAGCGTCAGGCTGTATTGTTCCGCGCCGTTGTACTCACCATTGCGCTCGCAGCTGCCGACGAGGTAATCCCCATCGAAGAAGTCGCCGCGCCCGCTGATGATCTTGAAGGTGACGATCGCGCCGGTGGTCACGTCGACCATGATGTCGGCGAGGACATCGGCATTCGAGAAGATGCCCGACGCGGACAGTTCCATGGAACGGATGCCGACCGCGAGCAGCTGGCGCCAGGGAACGTCGCCCTTGTCGGTCACGTCCACCTGCTCGTTGTTGATGGTCATGCCGGTTGAGCGCATGCCGGCAACGGTGAGATGGGTGGTCGAGGCGGTCACGCCAACGAACATCCACTGGACGGTCCCATCGGTGATCGGGGTGGTGCCGGTGCCGGTCGGGCCGGTGGCGCCGGTGGTGCCGGCCACCTTGCAGCGGTAGGTGTTGAGTCCGCTGGTCACGTACTGACCGACGGTGTATTCGGTGAGCGTGACCCAGGCGGTTGCCGTGATCTTACGCTTGATGAGCAAATCTTTGCCGCCGTACTTGGACATGGGAATCTCCTTGGAGATTAGGTGGATGCGATGAGCCGGAACTTCACGACCGCATGGTGGGTCAGTCCGTCCGGTTCGGTGAAGGCGTGGAACATCGCGTGCTGCAGCACGACGGTGGTTGCTGGGGTGGTGAGCGACAGGCTAGCATTCTGAAACAATTGGTCTAGCCGATCCTGTATCACCAGCGATTGCTTGTCCCCGCGGTGATCGGTCCAGACATCGAATGCAATGTAGCCATCGAACCCGTCGCTGTCTTTCGTGTCGAACTCGCCGGCGTCCTCCCATCGAACACGCGCGCATGGCAGCGGTTCGTCCTGGGGTATGTGGTTGAACAACCCGCCGGGGAGAAGTGCCATCAGCGCCGTGTCGCCCGACGCGGTGGCGTAGGCGAGCGCCAGGATCTGCGCGTGGCTGGGGCTGCTCATGCCATCCCCTCGGCGACGGCGCGCTTGATGTCGGCGTGAATCTTTGGCGCCAGTTCCTTGACCGATGGGGTCAGGAACGGCCGCGCCTCGATCACAACCCGGTGGGTGCGGCCGGCGCCGCGCGTGCCGAACTCCAGCGCCGCGGCATAGGGCGCGTTCGCCGTGACCTTCGCGGTCCAGACGCCGCCGGATTCGGTGGCGTTCACGACCTTGAGCGATCGCGCGAGATTGCCCGTCCAATTGGCCGGCGCCTGGGTTGGCGCGGATGCCACGTGCCGACGTTTGCCGCCCTTGCCGTACTTGTATGTCTTGCCGTTCTTCGGTCCCTTGAGGATGCGCGAACGGGCGGCGCCCTGGACGGCGAGCGCGCCGCGGGTGATCGCCTTCCCCACGGCATTGCTGATCTTTTTCTGCTTGGCGGTGATCGCCGCGCTCAATTGCGCAAGCCCGCGAATGGGTCCGACGATCATTGTTCCACCCCCGATTCGCCGATGACAACGAGGAACTTGTTTCGCAGTTCGACGTTGTTCAGCGTGCGGATGTTGTAGAGGTTCCCCTGGAACGACAACCGATCGGTCTGCGCGATGTCGGTGCGCCACCACGTCGAGAACGCGAACCGCTGGAACGTGCGAACGCGCCCGGTCGTTCCGTCGCCATATTGCTCGTCGCCCTGCTCGTTCGTGATCTGCGCGTAGAACGTCGCGACATCGGACCAGGCCACATCGAAACCGCCCGACCCGTCCGGCGTGTTCGTCGGGCGCTGGACGGTGACAAGGAAGCGAAACTCCCCGGCCGTTATGTCGGCGGTCTTGATCTTCACAGGAGCGACACCCGAAGAACACGGTAGGGATCAAGGAGCGCGCGCACCGCCGGGAACCCGAGGATGTCGGGTTGCTGGTCGGCGTTGTCGCCGCGGTTCGACCACAGGGCGGCGGCGATCAGGAGGACGGCATGCTTCAATGAAGCCGGGATGGCGGCGGCATTGGTATAGCCGAGCGTGTAGCTGACCTTCAACGAATGCGCCACCTGCAGATCCACCGGCCAGACGGTTCCACGTTGGAGGATGATGCGTGCCGGCATGTCCTTGTCGGCGGTGTCCGCGATGTATTGCGACGGGTCGAACGTGACCTCGGCGCCGTCGTTCGTGATGAAGTGGAACGATTGAACCGACGCCACCGGGGCGCCGAACAATTCGAACCAGCGGAACATGCCGATGTTGGCATAGCGGACGGGGATCTGCGCGGTGCCGGCGCCGTACAATGTGTTCTCGTTGCCGGTGCCGGGCAGAAAATCCATCCACATCGCGACCGTCTGCAACAGCAGGCGGCGGTTCGTGTATCGCTGCACCGCGTCGATTGCCGCGGGGATGAGCATGTCGGTCAGGTACGAATCGGCCGAGGTGTCGGTGATGCGCAAGTGCGCCTTCACGGTCGCGAGCGAAACAACCTCGCCGGTCGGCCCGCCGATTTCCTCAAGCCGTTTGAACACCGGCCGCGGGACGGTCCAGCCGGCGAGCGGAACGCTTACATTGCCGTTCATCCGATCACCAGCGTGCCGGTGAACGGCATCCTCTCGGGTGTCACGGTAATGCGATATGTTCCGGCGGTCTTGACCGTGGATTCTACATGCACACCGGTGCCGCCGCCCATGATGGACGGATCGGCGATGTCGTGAAACTCCAGCGACAGCATCGCGTTCCATGGCCCTTCCGCCGGAACGTCGGACTGCGCGGACATGACCGTGCCGGCGGCGAGCGTTCGTTCGACCGCGGTTGTTTCGGTGATGATGAGAGTTTCGGTCATGGTTTCCTTATGGTGCCGATGCGGTTTGCCAGCCGGTGACGATGCGGGGAATGGCGCGGCCGAGGGAACGGAGAACGAACGTTCCCATGGCAGTGTTCCGTTTAGGGGGTGTTGTAGGCCGTCTCGGCAGCGATGTCCGCTACCTCCATGGCTTCGACCGCCGCCTTGACCTGCGGGAGGAGCGCGATTGCCAGAGGATCACCGGCTGGGACCCCGGCGGCATCGAAGGTGATTTCCCGCTTGATGGCACGGGTGGAGGTACGCGCCACGACCTGGCCGGTGTCGCTCATTTCCCGCACGGACTCGCGGATGATGGTGATCCCGTAGCGGTTCGGACTGGTCAGGTCCATGTGGATGGTGCGGGTCCGCGTGCGCGGATCAGATACGGTGGTAGTCATGATGGTTCCTTAGTAGGCATCCCAGGCGGCGGTGCTGACGCAGCGGAAGGTCTTGGTTTGGCCGGCGGCGAGAACCAACGTGGCCAAGCCTTCGATGGTGTTCGACCCGCGAGCAGTGACAGTCACGGCGGAAGTGCCGCGATTGGAGATAGTGATCACCCCACCGTAGTTTCCACCAAAATAGTCGGCAGAGAAGTCAGCGGCAGGGAGGGTGAAGGCGGAAGCGATGGTCCCAGTGAAGCGGTAGTAGTCGCTGGTTGCCGCCGTGACGCTGAGGGTCGCGGTGCTCCACGATACCACCGCGCACTTCTTCTTCGAGTGGAGAAGTTGCTCGAAGGAAGTCGGGTTGGAGGCGTGGGCCGAGTTCCAGTTCAGGTTCCAGTTGCAGACTCCCACCGAGTCGATGACGGCATCGGTGGAGTCAAAACAAAACTGGAAGACACTCCCGTAATAGTCGGACCCGATCTCTTGGAGGGTATTGAGCTCATCACACCGCATCCATATGGCGTCAACATTGGCTGACTCGGCGCACGCGACGTAGGAAAACCCGGTGCCAGGGTCGCCGTCACTACCGGGCACCGGTGCTCGTGCGCGGACGTAGGAGGTCGAACCGTTGGACCCGATTTCAGCCGCCGGCCGCGCGGCAACGCTCGGCCAGAACTCCCACTTAACGTTTGCCCAATCGAAGTCGAACGAGGCGACCGGGGTGCCGTTGTTGCGATAGAGAAGCGAGAGGTAGAACGAACCGGGGGACGGGCCGCCATTGAGCTTCAACCCCTCGTCGGATCGACCGCTGCCGTTAAGGTCGTTAAGTGCGTTGTCCAGAAGTTGCTTCGGAGTCGCCTTCTTGGTCGCGCCAGAATCAACCACGGGGATTGATGCGATGGTCGCCATGGCGGCGGCTGGAAGTGCGCTGATTTTCGTGCCCATGTTCTATCCTTCGGTCAAGAGAAGTGTGGAGGATTCAGTCAGAATCTGAACGCCGGTTTCCATGAGAAGTTCGGCCGTGTCGAAGATCGTCGCGCCTGCGCTGGCAAGGGTGATCGTGTAGAGCATCGCCCCGTTGAACTCGCCGTTTTCTTCCATCGCCTGGACAAGGTAGTTCCCTTCGACGATCACGTCCAGTCCGTTCGAAACCAGCCGCGCCTGGAGGATGTTGCCAGCGATGGCGCTGGCAACAATGGCGTTCCACAGGCTGCGGTCGATGGTGTCCGCGACGACGCCGGCAATGGAGATTTCCGCCGACCGGATGCCGCACGCTGCCAAGCCGCGCCATGGGACCGCGCCCTTCTCGGTCACGTCCACCTGCTCATTGTTGATCTTGCCTGCGGTGGTGCGCTGGCCGGGGACCATCACCCAGGTGCTGGCCACCTGGATTTCACACCAGAACAGGGAGCCTGCACGCTTGGCCATGGCTTACGGCACCGTTTCGGTGATCAGTTCGTCACCACCGGTGGTCACATCGAGAATCGTGTTGAACGCCGTCACCACGTCCTGCGCCAGAACCCGGTGCGGAACGCCGTTGCGGTAGATGACCAGTTCATCCCTTGCCACGACAGGAATGACCAAGCCGGGAAGCTGGGTGATGTCCGTTGCGTCTGCCATGGTTGCTCCGATTGATGATGCCACACCGTCCACGCCCGAAGGCATGGGCGGTGCAGGATCACCAGGTCAGGCCGGGTTGGCGGTCGGCTTGGACGCGGCGTAGCCCATGTGACCGGTGATGGTCAGGATGGTGCTGGCCGATTGGACGACCACGACGCGGCAGTACCGCTTGTTGCCGACGTAGGCGAGGCGGCGGGTCTTGCTGACCGCATGGGTGCCAGCGTCAGCGACGACCGAGGTGGCAGGAGCGGCAGCGAAGCTCGAGTCGTCGTCCGACTCCTCGATGGTCTCGCTGGTCGGGGT